TTCTAAAATCATGCAATTAGGACAAATTCAAGATATGGGTGGCAAATCAGAGAAAAAGTTCACTTACTGGGCTGATAGACCTGGTGCTTACTGGGTAGGAGAAGGTCAAAAAATCCAAACATCTAAACCTAGTATCGTTGAGGCTTCAATGCGTTCACACAAATTAGGTGTAATCGTAGTTGCTTCTCGTGAGTATTTGAATTACACATATGCTAGATTCTTCGAAGCTATGAAACCACAAATCGCTGAACAGTTTTATAAAAAATTCGATGAAGCTGGTATTTTAGGTATTGATAATCCATTTGCACAATCTATATCTGATTCTGCTACTAAAAGCGATAATGTAGTCACTGGTCCAATTAATTTAGAAAATGTATTGGCTTTAGAAGATACTTTATTAGAACATGATGTAGAAGCTAACGGCTTTATTTCTAAAACACAAAATAGAACTGCTTTACGTGGTGTTGTCGATGAAGATACTAAAGAACGTTACTACGATAGAGCAAACAACACTTTAGATTCTATCCCAGTTGTTGATCTAAAAAGTGATGAAATTAAAAAAGGTGATTTGTATGCGGGTGACTTTAACAAGTTATTCTATGGCATCCCTTATAACCTTTCTTATAAAATTTCAGAAGAAGGTCAATTATCAACTGTAACTAATGCTGATGGTTCACCAGTAAATCTATTCGAACAAGAATTAATTGCATTACGTGTAACTATGGATGTTGCATTCCATGTGGCACAAGATGAAGCGTTCGCTAAATTAGAAGCTGATTCAGGTGAAACTGTTTAATAAGGAGGGTGTTCAATGGATTATTCATACAAAGTAATTCGTGAATTCACTGATAAAGATAGTGGTAAGAAATATGTGGTTAACGAAGATCATCCTACTGATATTTCAAACAAACGAATTAAAACACTTTTGTTCAAAGATAATGAGTACAATCAACAATACATTGCTATTGTACCAAGTAGCGACGCAACAAAAGCAGATTTAATTGAAATAGCTAAGAAACACAATATCGAAGTATCAGAAAAGGACACTAAAGCGGATATTCTTAAAGTATTGGAGGGATAATATGGTTGAAGCGTTAGAAAACGTAAAAGAATCATTATCAATCCAAGATACTAAGCAAGATAAGATATTAAATAGAATAATTGAAAGAACTGAAAGTAGATTGAGCGTTTTATTGCCAATAGGTGTTAATTCAGTGCCTTCTGAATTAAATTATATTGTTGAAGAAGTTTCAATCAAACGATATAACCGTATAGGTGCAGAAGGTATGACATCCGAAAGTGTTGATGGACGTTCTAATACTTTTCAAGCAAATGACTTTGATGAATATATGGAAGATATAGCGCGATTCTACCCTACCGATTCAAGTAATCGCAAAGGTAGGGGTGTTTTTTATTGAGATATGATAACCGAGTGATATTTGCTATTGAAAAAGAAAAGGTCTACAACCCTAAAACGAGTAAAACAGAACAATCTATGGAGGTTCTCGAACCGATTCCATGTAACTTTAGTCCTTTGTCATCACAACGAACTGCATTAGAGTATGGCGATGTTAAAAAGCGTATGAATGTTATTCGATTGAATGGTAATTATAATTACCCAGTAACTCATGCGTATATTGATAATAAGAAATACCTTATTGTTAAACCAATATATTATCGTCACGATACAGTTTTCTATGTTGAGGAAGTGAAGTAATGGCAGGATCAATAAATGATTTAATTAGAGCATTCGAGCGTATGGAAGATGATATTGATGATGACGTTGATGAAGTGTTACACAATAACGCGATGGAATTCAATGCTGAAACAGTGAAAAGTGCTAAGTCAGTGATGAACAAAGGTTATTGGACTGGTAACTTAGCCCGTATGATAGAAGATGCTAAAACAGGTCATTTAGAATATGAAATTAAATCAAAAGCGCATTATTCTGGTTTTCTTGAATATGGCACTAGATACATGGAACCAGAAACATTTATGTTTCCAGTTTATCAGGAATTTACTAAAAAAGTACGTGCTGATTTACAAATGCTGATGGATAGTTAGGGAGGCATGTGATGAAACAATCCGCAAAATTAGAATTGTTTAACTATCTATTTGAAAAGTTACAAAGTTTAGATGTACCCGTTATAACTACTAAAGAGTTAGAGCTAGATTTGAATTATCCTTTTATCGCTATACAGAATGTGAGTGATAATGTTGATCGTTTAACTTTTGATAGTTTTGGAGGACATCCAACGGTAACAGTTCATGTATGGGGATTAGATGAAGATAAAGGCAAACACGATGCGTTATATATGAATGTTCAAGACATTCTAATGGACGACATCCAATTGCCTAACTATTTCTTATACTATCCTCAATTCAATGTGAATGAATTAACTGAAATAGATAGCAACCAAGCATTACTACACACAATTATAAATGTTGAATATGAATCTCATTAAGCAGGTCGTATATAACGGCTTGCTTTTTAATACTAAAAAATTAATGGAGGGTTTAACCTATGCCAATCAAACAAGGTACTGATGAGTTAGTCTTAGTTCGTAAATTAGGACTAGCAAAAGCAGCAGACAAAGTAATGTATGCTACTGAAATTGAAAGAGAAACAGAACGCGACACAGACACAGAAGCAACTATGGACGGTTCAGTTCAATCAAAAGGTACAACTGAATCAACAGTTACTTTAACTACTTACATGTTACAAAATGATACGTTAACGGACGATATCGAAGATGCTACAGAAGATGGCACTGCATATGAAATGTGGATCATTAACAAACATGTAAAAAATAGTGAAGGTAAATATAAAGCAGAATATCGTCAAGGTTACTTCAACTCAATCACTCGTACTAACGAAGCTGATAGTGTTGCAGAATTTGAAGTTGAATATGGTGTTTATCTAAGAAAAGTTAGAGGTTACGCTACGTTACCAGATGAAATTGAGAAAAACAAAGCTCAATACGGTTTCACAGACACATTGGAATCTACACCAGCTACAGACGGCTTAGCAGAACAAGATATTCCACAACCAACAGAAGGCGAAACAGTATAAGAAACGACGAGGGTGAAATACCCTCGTTTTTATTTTGACTAAATATAAATAAGCGAGGTTTTTATAAATGGAAATTAAATTTAACGGTAAAGATTTAGAATTATCATTCGGATTAGGTTTTTTAAATGATATTGATAGAGATTTAGGATTTGAAGCTGAACAAATGAGTATTGGCGAAGGTTTAAACATGTTAGTTCCTAAGTTATCTAATGGTAATGTAGTAGCTTTAGCAAAAATTATTAAAGCAGCAACTGCACATCATAAGAAACACCCTAAAACTAACGAAGAATTAGAACCAATTCTTGAAGGTATTGCAGAAAATGAAGGCATTCAAGCATTTTGTGAAGATGTCATCAAGGAACTGGGAAAGAAACCTTTAACCCAAAACCTAGTACCGGACGAGTACAAGGAAGCGAAGAAAAAAGAGAAATAAATGAAGATCCTATGACATTCGATAGGATTGTAGTTATCTGTATGAGTGAGTTAAATATTTATGATTTAAATTACATTGAGATGATGACATTAAGAGAATTCAACTATCGGATGTATGCGTTAGAATACGAAAGACTTAAAGAAGATATGAACATGTATAAGTTAGCGTTTGCCATACGTGATGCACAAGCCGAAGAAAAGAAACCTGGCGGCAAAAAAGGTGAAGCACAGTATAAATTCAGAGGTGCTAATGACATTATTGATTATGAAACTAATATTAAGCGTCTTAATCGTGGTGAACAAGTTAAATATGGTAGTGAATCACAAAAAGAAGAAAGCAAACCGTCATATGACTTACTACAACAAATTGCTAACTTAAATAAATAAGAATTGGAGGTGGATGAATGGCAGAGTATACTATAAGTTCAAAAATAGAGGCTGATACTTCCAAGTTCAAAAGGCAAATAGAAGCTGCTAAAAGAGCTGCACAAAAATTTAAACCGGCAATAGATGCAATCAAGAACAATAAAATTGATGCAGATTCTAGTGGCGTTACTAAAGCAGTAGAAAGTGCTAAGAAATCAGTTGAATCATTTGAAAAAATGGATAAAGAAGCTGATTTAGATGTTGATATTTCCGGATTAAAAGCACATGTGGATCAAGCTAAAGCATATATTCAATCCTTTGATAATTACAGAGGGAATGCTGAATTAGATGCTAATGTAACTAATGCGATGATTAATGTTAAAAAGTTAAAAGCATATATAGATAAAATCGATAGTTCAGATAGTGATATTGAAATAGACGCTAATATTACTTAAGCGATGACTAATATCAGATCATTAGAATCTAGTTTAGATAGTATTGATGGTAGTGTTTACAGTGCTTCATTGGATGCAGATGCTACTCGTGCTAGATCAAGTATTGCAGCAGCTAAAGCATCGTTAAATGATTTTGCTAAGCAACGTGCTAAGGCTAAAGTGGAAGTTGAAAGTTCGGCAGCTATTGGACGAATTGCAGCTTTTAAAGCAATGCTCAAATCCATACCTAACAGACACCGAACACGACTTGATGTGGATGGTAATGGGGCTATAGCAGCTATACGAGCAGTAAAAGCAGGATTCGATAAATTTGATAGTAATATTGATGCTTTAGCAACTAAAATACGTTCTTTCGGAACTGTATTCAGCAATGTAATAAAAGGTTCGATCTTATCTAACATTACCTTATTAATACCCGCTATCGCTTCGCTTGTACCAGCTTTAATGGCAGTGCTTAATGCTGTAGGTGTAGTTGGTGGTGGCGCTTTAGGATTAGCGAATGCTTTTGCTATTGCAGGCGCTGGTGTTGTTGGATTTGGTTTAATGGCAAAAAGTGCGTTATCAATGGTTCAAAATGGCACATTACAAGTAACAAAAGAAGTACAGAATTATCAAAGTGCAGTTGAAGGTCTTAAAAGTGCATGGGAAGGCGTTGTAAGAAGTAACCAAGCACAAATATTTAATACTTTAGCCAATGGTGCGAAGATTGCACAAGTTGCTTTAAAAGGTTTAACACCGTTCTTAACTGGTGTAGCTAAAGGAATGGAACAAGCAAGTGCTAAGGTGCTTGATTGGGCTAAAAATTCACAAGTAGCAACGAAATTCTTCGAAATGATGGGTACTACTGGCGTTAGAATATTTAATAATATGCTAAAAGCTGCTGGTGGATTTGGTAGTGGATTAATAAG